CCTTGGGGATGCGCGAGCGCAGCCATCCGGTGAGGAACAGTTCCATGTCAGGTGGCAGGTAGAGGGTCATTTCACTGCCTTCAATGCGCGGGCGAGGTTGCCGGTCTTGGATTCGATGAGCATGGTTTTCGCGTCCGTGCCCACTACCATGACGGTGTCTCGGTGCGCTCTGGATACCGTGCGCAGTTGCAGACCGTCCCTGTATGCTCCGCTGTCGACGGGGGCACTGGCTTTCGCGGCTTGCAGCACCTTTTCGGCTTTCTGCGAGCACAGACTTTTGACACCGGAGCTGCGCAGGATCGATTCGAAGAACGAGTCGTTGAATTCCACTTGTGTCTGTCCTGATGCGGGCATCAGCCGACCACCTCCTCCAGATTGCATACCAGTGTCGGACGCCATCCCGTGAAAGTGTTCATATCGCGAGTCGGATATCCGGCCACGTTCCATTTGCGCCCATCACTGGCTAAGAGCCGGTCACCCCGTTTGACATCGAGATTAGGATCATCTGAAACAAACTGTGCTGTGCTAAGCACCTCGCTGCGCACCGCATCATCCTGTTCAGTGCTCGTAAGAGATGCCAGGGCACCGTCCACTTGCAGATCTTCCGTATCGGTCCAGTCGCCAAGAGTGCTGTTATCCGGCTCATACGAGTCAACAACCTGTTTCCTGCGCTGACGTGTGAACTGTTCCGTGTGCCGCAGTGAAAACGTTGAATTCTGTTCTACGTAATCGGCTGCGGTGCTCATGACACCCCCCATGTCAGCTTGTACGGCTCTAACGCGTCCTTCTCGATCTGCAGGAGTGGGATGCTTAAAGGCGCTCCGCCCGCAGTGATGAACGTAACGCTCGAACCGTTCGTGGATTGCGAGCCGATAACTCCAGGACCAGTCGAACCGCGTTGTGCGAGCTTCAATATCAGAGAGGTCACGTCTGCGACTTCACCGGCATCGAAACCGTGGGACAACGTAACTTGTACGGCTCCTGGACAGTCGGGAAAATATCCGTCACGGAGACGTACGGTCCCTGCGGTGCTCCAATCGATGCTGTCCTTCATTTCAACGCCGTTTACCAGCAGGCTTGAGATGTCGGTGACGTGCATGGATGGCAGCAGCAGCGTGCGGGTACCGTAGGAGTCAAGCTTCAGTGTCTGTTCGATGTTTGGGGCGATGTGCCAGCCGCAGTAGGATCGCACGGATTGCTGTGCGGCCTTGAGCCAGGTCGATGAGTCCACCGTCGTATCACTGGGTACCAGGTCTGGAATCGTTTCAGCCATCGCCCCGCCACCTCACTTATCTTGCTTGGCGGTGGAGGTTTTGCGCTTCACCGTTTTGGATGCGCCCTTGTTCTCTGGTGCGCGCTGTGTGACCTCAACCGCGTCTTTCGGCTGTCGCCCTTCCCTGTACAGGAAGGTTCGCCCATTGAGTTCATAGGGTTTCATCATCATCGATCACCTCATGCCGCAGCGCCAAGAGTCACCTTGGCGATAGCTGCAGGGTACTTGACCTGCAGACCGAGACGTTCGCGCAGGCGCACAGTGATCTGATCGTTGGTGAAATCATCACCGTGAGAGTTGGTGGATTCGATACGAACTCCACCCTTACGGAACACCTTCGCAGCTGTTGAGAACGCGCCGACGACAACAGTGCCCTTCGGGATGCTGGCAGACACAACAGTGCGAAGCCCCCACAACGATGGGTTTTGCATAATGCTGCCATTGCCATACTGGCCAGCAAAGAACCCGCCACCGAAGTACTGTCCGTTTCCGTCCTTGGACAAACGAATCGTCTGATAGTCAGCTGGGTTGATGACGATGCCGTCAGCAGCGAAGCCGGTGACCTCCTGCACGGCGGTGATGGCCTTGAAGATCAGATCAGGGTCGCTGACCTTCTCTCCCGAAGCGTTCGCCACGGTCTGGATGCCGTCGCGGCTGAGCACGCCCTTGATGGAGTTGCTGGTGCCGTCACCGGAAAGCAACGCAAGTTCCTCACGCAGCTGCAGATCATAGAGCGCGGTCGAATTGATCTCGGATACCACATAATCGGCATCCTCCGCCATGTCATCGGTGATCTTGAAGAACCCTGCGACCTCTGCCAGAGAATCGGTCACCCATGTGGGTTCTGCCAAATGGATCTGAGGCTTTGCGCCGCCTTCCGCCACGAATGCCGTGGATCCCTCGAGCGCTCCGAACACCGGATACTTGATACTGTTGCCGGAAACCGTGCCCGAGCCGAGAATGTCGGCGAACAGGAGCGGACGCTGGTATGGCATGACGAAGTTCGTATCAATGTCGGTAACCAGTGGACCGTAAGCACCATCCGACTGGCCGACATGCTGCACGTCGGTTGCAGCCTTGAACTCGGTGGTCTGGAATCCTTGGGTCTTCGTGTCAAGAACCGTCAGACCCGCATTCTTCAAACTCTTGATGAAGAACTCGCCTGGAGTCTTGGCATCAATAGCATCAGACTTAGCTTCGTTGTCGACCTTGGATTCCTTCTTACCGAGGGAACCGAGCTGGTCGAGCAAAGTCTTCTTCTCCGCAGCCTTAGCCAACTGCGCATCCAGGTCCTTCACTTCGGCGAGGATGCCCTTCAGCGCGGTAACATCATCTTCGCCGAGTTCCTCTCCGTTGGCGATGCGCTCGTTGAACTTCTGCGCCTTGGCGAGTGCCGCAGCGCGTTTCTCCTTGAGATTCACAGTGAATCTCCTTCCTGAGCTGTCTGCTCATAGATGTGTATTAACTGCGACATGGCCTCCACGGACGGATTGGCTTTCCGCTCCTCGACCTTGGCCTGTTCAGGCTCCTCGGTCTTGGCTTCGGCGTTACCGCTGGCTTCATCCACATCAAGATTGGTTTTCTCCCCATCCAGTTGGGACAGGACATTGTTCAGGCTCTCGGCGGCGGCGTTGATCTGTGCCACTGATTTGCGCAGCGTTCCTTCGTTCTTCGCGGAGATGACGCGCCCCGCTTTGACCTCAGCGGTGAGCATGTCAGCAGCCGACTTGACGGCAACGATCGACGTGTCCTGATTCGCTCCGACTGGTACGAACGATGCCTCGTAGACCTTGAGCTTTCTCAGCTCGTTGGCTGTGGTGCCGTCGTCAAGCTCGGTCGTGCCCTCGTCCAGAACATCGAATGCGAAAGATAGTTGGGAAAGTCGCTTTCCTTTCACCAGCCTGTACACTTGGGCCGCTTTGGGTGAATCCATATCGAACTGGCCCTTGACCCACCAACCATGGTCATCGGTTCCCATGTCGATTGCGCCACCAAGATTGTAATCAGGATCATCCATGCGATGCCCGTACATGATCGGCATTACATTCCCCGACTGCTTCCACTGCTGGATGGTGTCATCGAACGCATTCTTAGCAACCACGTCGCCGTATGAGTCAGGTGTCCGCGTGAATGTTGACGGATAGACCAAAAATTGGCCTTCCTCCAGATCGTCACCGTCGGTCCGGAACGATACTGGCATATCCTTGAGCTTCATGGCTAGGCTTCCTTACTGTCAAAATATTTCATCGCCGCTGCATTCGCCTGATTAGCGAATATGCCCGCATTAAACTGGTCAATACCGGAAGACACGAGGTCGGCTTGTAGCTCACGTTCCCAACGTTTCCAATCGATACTTTCGCCAGCTGCCTTACGGGAACTATTGGAACGTTTCATGCGCGCAAACCATCGCTTCACCACATCCTCGACCTCGGCCGGAATGGGTTCCCCACCATCCTGCGGACTGGACTGGCCGCCTTTGGTCACGTTGAGTGGTACCACGAGCTGATTCCCGCCATCAAGTTCAGGCAGATTCTGACGCGCGCGCCCTTCGTTCACTGTCATCCATGGCGCTCCGATACTGGTAGACAGCACGCTAGCCTGTTCCTCAAAGTCACCGGCAAGCTTGGACTGAATATTGAACTCAAGATACGGGCTGCTGGCCTTGCTCACCCTGGGCACGAGGAACGTGTTGAGACGGTCCTGCACCATCTGCATCAGAGGACCGAGAGTTTCCGAATACAGCATCTTGCGGAATTCGCGCGTATTGCTGAAGTTCGCATTATCTAGAACCCCTACCATGACTGGGTTCACGTGATACACCTGGGCCACGGTCTGCAATGACAACTTCGTCACTTCCAGAAACTCGTCCTCGCGCGCCGAGAACCCAACGCGATTCATGGTCATGCCATCCTCAAGCAACGGACTTGAACCAGCCTTGCCGCCGTTATCCTGATATTCCTTCCAATCCCGTTGGAAGCGTTCACGCGCCTTGTCATCCCAGTTCGGAGCATCCTTAGGGCGGGACAGATACATACCGATACGACCGCCACGCTTCCACATCTGCGTGCGATATGACCACGCCTGAATCTGTTCGGCAATAACATCCTTCAACGCACGAATCGTAGAGACACCGCTGGTCGGATCCTTTGGATTCCAGCCATGGAAAACAACCATGTCTTCTGCATCAACAGTCACCGCAACGCCAGAAGGCGGCTGAACCTTATAGGATTGCGGGGAAAAGACATCTCCTTCAAGCTTCATAGTCACCCAAGAGGGAGGAATTGGACGGATTATCCAACCACTCAACGCACTCGCATCGGGCACCAGAATCCAGTAGGCGATATCATACAAAGCCATGTCCGAAACCAGAGTACGAATCAGATCGAACTGCGTCATGTCCGGATTTGGCCTGTTCAGCAAAGCATTCAGTGGGTCATCGGTAACTCGCACCCTGTTCGTATCAGATTCGCGATTGAACAGCTGCAATCCAACCTGAGCAACGTTATCGCCCATGAAGGAGATAACCGTTCGCAGATGCGGCTGCGTCGCATACAGTTCCGCAGGAGATTGGCCGAGCACCTGGGCCACATCATCCTGAGTGAACGTGACATTGACCAGGGGGCGATTGAACCAGCCCGAAATAGTGGACCAAACACTCACACGATCCCCCTTTCCTAGAGAACCATCAGCCCATGCTCCGCGTAAGCTGAAGCGG